AACTTAATCAGAATAAAAATAAAAAGAAAAAGAAGAAACAGGATGCTAGATTGTCGTGACTAAAGGATTAGCTATACTTACTGGTTGTGTTATACTTGCTTTTTTAGTAACTATATGGCTAGGTGCTAATGCTTTAAGGTGTACACCACCTTGTATCTAAATGACAGAGGTAGAAAGAAGCACACAAAGATGGCGTTGGACAGCCTTAATATTATATTTAGTAATCTGTTTTTATGATTTCTTGTTTGTACCAGTCTGGTATGGAATTAATAGACCAGACATTAGTGCTTTTATGGAAGTTATAAATGCTACAAGTGAGCCAATGGTTCAAATGGAGCTTATGAAAAAGTTAACGGGTCAGCACAGTCCGTTTACTTTAATGGGAGGTGGATTATTTCATTTAGCTTTTGGAGCTATCTTGACAGGTAGTGCAGTAGGACTTAACAAATAGGAGACATACTATGAAGAAGAAAGGTAAAGGCGGTAAAGGTCGAGGCGGAGCACCTAGATATTAAGATGAAAGGAAAATAATGGAAAATGAATTAACTAGAATGCAATTACAAGTAGACAAACACTCTGGACAAATAGCAAAGCTGTTTAGCAAGATTGATGATACTAATTTATGCATACAAAAAATAAACACTTCTTTGCTTCAAATTAAATGGGGTGTTTTTGGTGCGTTTGCTTGGTACATTATAGGACAAGTAGGAATTATTGAAGCACTGAGGATAGCAGTATGATAGCATTTTTAATGAACGTAGCACCAATAGCTTTAGGTTTTGTAGCTAAACTGTTAGCACTTAAGAGTCAAGCAGCAGCAGAGAATCAAAAGTTAATGATACAGAATCTACAAGTACGTAATGATTCTATTAATCAAGCTAGAGATAGGGCAGACAAAGAGAGCCCTATGGCTGCACTTAACAGAAGAGTAATTATTTTTGTTATACTAGCTCTAATTATATTTACACAAGTAGCTCCAGTCTTCTTTGATGTCCCTACAATAGTACCTACAATAATAGAAGGTTTTAGTATTCTTGGTATTCAGTTCACACCTGATGTTATCGAGTATGTTAAGCTAGAGGCAGGAGCAGTATTAAAGATGGATGAAATCTTTGGATGGGCTACAATGATTATAGAGTTCTACTTTGGTGCTCAATTAGCTAAGGGGAAATAATGACATATAGAGAAATTATTAACAGCGTTTTAAGAAGACTAAGAGAAGATACAATAGACTCTGATTGGTCAGGTAACTTATATGATTCTGTAACAGTAACAGATTATCAGAAACTAATAGGTGAACTGGTTAATGATTCTAAAAAGAATGTAGAGTCTTATAATGATTGGAACGCTTTAAGAGAGACATTTAACATTAAAACATCTTTAGGTAATATGCAATACACTTTAGGTGATGCTACTAAAGGTGCTGGTGTAACATTTAAAGTATTAGATGTAATATGTCAAGACACAGGACAAGTATTAGACCAAGTTCCTAATGACTGGCTTAATGAGCAAGTCTTTCCTATAGCTAATGCTGCTAATGGTAAGCCTACTTATTATGCTTTTAATGGTATATCACAAGCAGGTACAAACAGAGAGCCAGACTTTAATATTGATTTATATCCTGTTCCTGACTCTACACAAACAATCTCAGTTAATATTGTAGGTGCTCAACAAGAACTTAAGACAGCCTCTCAGGTCCTCAGAGTTCCTTCACAGCCGGTTATTCTTGGTGCTTGGGCTCGTGCTATTAGTGAGCGTGGAGAAGACGGCGGAAGCCTATCTAGCTCTATCGCAGCAGAAGCTAGAGACTCTCTAAACATAGCAGTACAATTAGATGCTGGTAATATGGAATATGAAAGAGACTGGGTAGTCGTATAATATGGCATTAGAATCTAAACAAATAAACTCTGTATCCTTAGATACTATTGGTATCAATGGTATAGACACACAGACTACTGCGACAGCACTTAGTCCTAATTGGTTTACTAAAGCAGATAATGTTGTTTATACAGAAGGTGGTAAAGTAGCCTTTCGTAAAGGATTAAAGCAAGGTACACTAACTGGTGGTGCTAAAGTTGGTTCTATGGTAGAACATTATAATGGTACAAGTAATTTATTATTTGCTGCTACAGTAGGAAACATATATACTTTAGATTTAACAGATAAAGATAACGCTTGGACAGCCGCATTTGCTACTGGTGCTTCTACTTCTGATTGGCAGTTTAGAAACTTTAATAGTGATTTATTAGCCGCACAAAGTGGTGAAGATTGTTTAGTCTATAAAAATGCTACTAGTTGGGCTAAACTAAAAGATGTAACAGGTTATTCAGCACCTCCCGGAGTAACTACTTTTGACCCTAGTTGTATGTTAGGTTTTTATGGTAGAGCTTGGGCTGGAGGTATTAGCGAAGAAAATGATGTTTTATACTATTCAAAATTATTAGACTCTAAATTATGGGCTACTTCTGATACTGGTGGTTTTATAGATTTAAAATCTGTATGGGGAAATGATGAAATTGTAGCTATAGAGGCTTTTGCAGGAAAGCTGGCAATTTTTGGTAAAGAAAACATTGCAATATATAATAGTCCCGATATAATTGGAAGCATAGCTTTAGATGAAGTTATACAAGGAATTGGATGTATTTCTAGAGACTCAATACAATCTATTGGTGATGACTTATATTTCTTGTCTGACACTGGTGTTAGGTCTTTATATAGAACTACACAGTTAGACAAACTGCCTCTAACAGAAAAATCTATAACAATTAAAGATGAGTTAATAGCAAACATTACTGTTAGTACAAATGTTAAGTCAGTATTTATGATGGATGAAGGCTTATACATACTATCTTTTGTTGATAGAAATGTTACTTATGTTTTTGACACTACTTATAACACCGAAAAAGAAACACCAAGAATAACTAAGTGGGTATTTGCAGACAACAGAGAACCTGCTAGTCTTGTTTATACAAATGATTATGGTCTATTAGTAGGTCAACAATCAGGAAGAGTGGCTACTTATGAAGGTTATTATGATGTAGACTACAGTGGTTCTAGTGTTTATACTTATAATAGCTATACAGTTTCTTTTTCTACAGTATGGATTGACTTAGGACAAGGTGTTCAATCTTCTATTCTTAAAAGATTAGTTATGCTTGTATCAGGAGGTCAAGGAACAGATGTAGGTATTAGGTTGTATAAAGACTTTGAAATGACACCTAAGATATCACCAACATTTAAACTTAACCCTACACTAAGCGGAGAACCATCTTATTGGGGAGCAACATTCTCTAAGTATGGTCCACTTACAGGACACACACATAATGCAGCAACACATCCAGCTGCTTCTAAATACGCTCCAATCCACGGATTTAAAGAGCGTTCAATACCCTTAGCAGGAAGTGCTAAGTACATACGATTAGAGTGGGACGGAGTAACTAAAGGTTACAAAGCATCATTACAGTCATTATCATTATTATTTAAACAGGGCAAAATATTATGAGTAATTATACAATAGCCGTAGGTTGGTCTGGAAAAGATGCCTTGGCAGACACAGACCCCGGAAAGGTTATTTCTGGTGCTGATTTTAATACAGAGTTTACTGCGGTAAGAACATCTTTAAACTCTAAAGCAGATGCAAATGGAAGTGCATCAGAAAACTTTACTGTTAATGGCTTAACGGCTACTACAGGCACGATTGGCGGTGAGGAGATAGTTACGTTAGCTTCGCCCCAAACGTTCACTAAAGCTCATCCTACGGCTTCTGAGACTGTAACACTAGCATCAGCACAAACAGCTAACTTACTTAACTCTAATGTGTTTGTAGTTAGTGTACAAGGTAATCACGCATTGAATGTCTCTAATATGACATCAGGTGTAGAAGCTACTTTCTTAATTAAGAACACTGGTGCTTATGATGTTGCCTTTAGTACAGACTTCTCATTTGTAGGTGGACATAACCCTACAATAACGTCAGGAAATGGTAAGGTAGATTTAATTAAATGTACTTCAGATGGTACTAAGATGTATTGTAATATAACTCAAAACCTAACTTAAGGAAACAATATGGCAGGATTTTTTAATACTAACTGGGATTTAGGGAATATGTTTAACTCTCCTTATTCTAATACTGGTTTTTATAATCAAGATGAGGATGATTCAATTGTTCCAAGACCGGGAAACGAAGGTCCTGAAGCTATGCCAACTAATACTTGGGGAGCTCCTACTGGTTATGACCCTAGTCAACAGCAACAAGGTAATATGTTTAATCCTTATTCTGCCGGTGGTAATAATTTCTACAATCCTTATTCTTTTGGTCAGACAACATCAGGTACTCAATATGGTGGTGGTCAACAGCCTTGGTGGATGAATTACAATATGGGAAACTCTGTTGTTAATCCTCCTAATGTACCAACAACTAATGTATAA